CGGGCATGAGTAATTTAACCAATCTTGGAGTGAATGGGATGACCTTGCTGGGTCAATTGGGAGAAGACGGGCTAAATGCTTTGGTTGAATCCAACTCAGATTGGTTAAATTATTCCGTAACCAGAGATATTACATTTGCGGGCATGATGGCCACAGAGCAGAGCGGTTGTATTGCAACAGCAAATTCTGAGGGTCAGATTGTTGTGACTTGTAACTAATACATAGGACAAATCAGAATGGCTAACGGTGATGATAAAGCCCTCTTGTCTTCTTTAATGGACGGTTCTTCTATGGAGCCCGAAATTTCTGAAAACGACATGGAGTTAGACATTGAAATCGCTGCCCCCGGCACGTTTATGGCGTCGGCGAGTGAAATAATTCCAGAAGGCATTGAAATTGAAGAGGAAGAGGATGGTGGAGTTACTGTTGACTTTGATCCGATGGCCTTTATTGGTATTGATGGTGGCGATTTCTATCGCAACTTGGCAGATGAGTTGGACGACAGAGATCTTTCTCAACTTTCTTCTGAGCTTTTAGGTGATTTTGAAGCCAATAAATCTTCTCGGTCTGAATGGGAAGACGCATACTCTAAGGGCTTAGACCTTTTAGGGTATACCTATGAAGAGCGGACCTTGCCTTTCCGTGGAGCGACAGGGGTAACACACCCACTGCTTGCAGAGGCGGCCACTCAATTTCAAGCGCAAGCGTTTAATGAACTTTTGCCGCCAAGCGGACCTGTTCGCACCACTCTTGTTGGAGAAAAAACAAAAAAAGGCGAAGCTCAAGCGTACCGTGTTAAAGAATTTATGAATTACTACATCACTAATGTGATGGAAGAATACACGCCTGAGTTTGACCAAATGTTGTTTTACTTGCCTTTAGCCGGATCTACTTTTAAAAAAGTTTATTACGATGAGGCCATAGACCGTGCCGTCAGTAAATTTGTGCCCGCTCAAGATATAGTTGTGCCTTACGGTGCTACCGATCTTGATTCTTGTGAAAACATTACGCAAGTAGTCAAGATTTCTATGAATGATTTGCGTAAGCGCCAAATCATGGGGTTTTACAGCGACATTCCTGTGCATTCTTCTCAGGGTTCTGACGACGAAGTTCGTGATGAGATGAATAAATTAAGCGGGCTTGAACCGTCTAATTTAGACTATGACTGCACTTTATTAGAGTGCCACGTAAATTTAGATTTACCCGGATTTGAAGAAATAGGTGAAGACGGTGAAACCACCGGAATTAAAATACCTTACGTCGTTACGATTAGTGAAGACACCGGACAAGTTCTTTCGGTACGGCGTAACTACGATCAAGACGACGACAAAAAACAAAAGATTCAATATTTTGTCCACTACAAATTTTTACCCGGATTTGGGTTTTATGGTCTTGGGCTTATCCACACCATCGGGGGATTATCCCGAACGGCCACGGCGGCTCTTCGCCAGCTTATTGATGCTGGTACTCTTTCTAATCTTCCTGCTGGCTTTAAGGCTCGGGGATTACGGGTACGGGATGATGACGAACCCCTACAACCGGGAGAATTTCGTGATGTCGATGCTCCGGGAGGCGCGATTCGCGACTCTTTGATGCCTTTACCGTTTAAGGGCCCTGACGGCACGTTGATGCAATTACTGGGTTTTGTGGTGGATGCGGGGCAACGTTTTGCCACGATCACAGACATGAAAGTTGGCGATGGCAATCAGCAAGCGGCGGTAGGCACCACGGTGGCTTTATTGGAGCAGGGATCGCGGGTCATGAGTGCTGTGCATAAACGCCTGCATTACGGCATGAGACAGGAGTTTAAGTTACTGGCTCGCGTCATGTCGGAGTATCTGCCACAGGAATATCCTTACGCGGTAGCGGGCGGGGATCGCGCCATCATGCGTCAAGATTTTGATGACAGGGTTGACGTTGTTCCCGTTTCAAACCCCAATACTTTTTCGCAAGCGCAACGCATTGCATTGGCGCAGTCTCAACTTGAGATGGCTATGCAAGCGCCGCAGATGCACGATATGCATGAGGCGTATCGCCGCATGTATGAAGCGTTAGGGGTTAATGACGTAGACAAAATTTTAATTGCCCCGTCTTCAGACGATCCCATACCAAAAGATCCGGCACAAGAAAACATTGATGCTCTAGACATGGTTCAGTTAAAAGCTTTTGAGGGCCAAGAGCATGATGCTCACATTATGGCGCACATGGTGTTTGGCTCTTCGCCCATGCTTCAAGGCATACCGCAGGCAGGAATTTCCCTGCAAAAGCATATACTTGAGCATGTAAAGTTGAAGTCGCAAGAAATGGCTACTGCTCAGTTGATGCAACAGACCGGCGGTCAGCCGATGACGCCGGATTTAGAGCTAGAGCTAGAAGCGATGACCGCTCAACTTAACGCGCAGGAGTTCCAACAACTTAAACAGTTGTCTGCGCAAATAAATGGAGAAGGTCAACAAGGACCCGATCCTCTGGTACAATTGAAGCAACAAGAGCTTCAAATGGACCAACAGGGGCAGCAGCAAGATTTTGAAATGGATCAATCGCAGTTGCAGCTTGATCAACAACGTATGCAGAACAAAGCTACGGAATTTCAACAACGGCTGGCTAGTCAGGAGCGCCAAACGCAGTCACGTATTGATGCGGCTTTAGAGCGCGAATTATTGAAACAAAGATTTGACAGGAATCAATAATATGAAAGTTAAAGTTAACGGCGCTCCAGCAGCAAACGCACCAAAGCCAGTGAACAAAGCGGTAATTAAAGGTCAAGGTTCTATCCCTTATGCTTCGGCAAAAGTTGAAAAAACGCCGGACATAGCCATGGGTAAATCCACTACGGGCAAGAAAAAGGGCATGGGTGCCGCGCTTCGCGGCTCACGGTTCACGAGTTGCTAGGAGCATAAAAGATGGCTAGGTTTCAAACACTTCCTATGAGCCCGTTTGCTAATCCCATGCGGCGTCCCCGCCCTCAAGTTCGTCCCGCGTACAACAAGGGCCCAATGAGGATGCCGGGTGGAATTAATCTTCGAGATTTTATGCAGAATGATAACGGGTTTTTTGCGGAAAATCGTCCGCAACCTGTGCGACCTGATCCACGGCCCATGGGTCCGGGCAATCCTAGCCCTCCGGGTGGGGAAGGTTTTTTGGAGCTTAATAAAAACCAACCCCCCATCCAAGTATTTCAACCCCCGGAGATGTTTAGGGGTACTCTGCCTCTTCCACGACCTACGGGCCCTGATCCCAGACCAATGCGTCCCCCCACTTTATCTCAACCGTTCCCAGTGCCGGATACAAATACCTTTGACCCTAGAATCATGCCTAGCCCTTACTCCCCACAACCCGGCGGTGGCTTTGACCCTAGAATCATGCCTAGCCCTTACTCCTCACAATCCGGCGGGGGTCAACAACCCGGCGGTGGTTTTGGAATCTTTAATCAATTAGCTCAGATGAGCCCTGAACAATATGATTCGGGCATGCAAAGGTACGGTCAGTTCCAAGAACAATATGGCGGCGGCCAACAAGGCGGAAATCCATATGGAATGTTTAATCAATTAGCTCAGATGAGCCCTGAACAATATGATTTGGGTATGCAAAGGTACGGTCAGTTCCAAGAACAATATGGTAACTCTGGAAGACCCACGCCCCCGAGGAACCCGATGGCCGGTGGGGGCTTCATTCCACCCGGAACCGGCGGCAACTTTGGAATACCTAATCAAAGACCTATGCCTATTTCTTACGGCGGTGGTGGCTTTGGAGGACCTAGTCCTTACAGGGGTGGCTTTGGAGGACCTAGTCCTTACAGTGGTGGCTTTGGAAGACCTAGTCCTTACAGCGGTGGCTTCGGCAGACCTAATCCTTACGGTGGCGGTTTCGGCGGTGGCTTCGGCAGACCTAATCCTTACGGTGGCGGTTTCGGGGGCGGCGGCTTTGGTCCTTTCGGCGGTGGTTTTGGTCCTAACATCAACAACATGTCAGTAACACAGGGCCCCGCGAGCCTGCCTTTCGGCTTTATGG